AAATACACCATGTTTTTTTCCAAAATGTTTTGCAACCCTTTCTTCAAACTCAATTGATTTCGGACCAAATCCTGCTAACCAGCCTGAGCGTAAGCATTCAACTACTGCTTGAATTTCTTGTTCTCCATACGATTCAAATTTGTTAGGGGCATACCATACTTTTTTCATATTATATTATTATATTTAAAAATGTTTGTAATAGTATTTATTATATTTTGTTCACAATCTACGAAATTTAAGGCTAATCTCCAATTTTTTTCAACAATTTCTTTTTTAGATTCATAAAATTCTTCAGTCAAATTATTAGAAATGTAGATTAAATCATCTACATTATTAAAAGTTATTATACCTTCTATATCAAAAAAATCTCCTATATTTGAGCATCCCCAATAAAATGGAATAGTTTTTAATAAAAAACAATCTAATATTTTTTCAGTAAAATATCCCCTACTTGAGGTATTTTCTATTACCACTCCAAATTGAGAATCACTAAATATAAACTCTTTTCCCAATCGAGCATCTTCAATATTATTCCGATCCCCATATGTTTCATAAAATTTAGTAGGAATTTTAAATTCATTTTTTCGAAATGTGACTTGATGTCTTAATGAATGTCCATATGTTTTAAGTAATTTTCCTTGCAGATGGGCTAATTTAAATTCTTTTTTATATTCTTTATTATATTGATCTGGTTTTAACCAAGTATGCCCAAATGGTTGGTAAATAGCATTAGAGCAATTATTTAATACTTTATCATTTTGGGTTAAAATAATCTGAAATGTGTCTTTATTTTGGATAACCCAATCATGTAATCCGAAATACTCATTAGGTTCCTGGAAGAATATGATGTTTATGGGGGATAAATCTTCTTGGGATTGAGGGGGAGTTTCAATGAATAAAGAGAAATCTAAATGAGACAAATGGCTCATTTTGTTTTTAAAAACTTGTTCATCAAAATGAGAAACTTTTATTTTCATAGTGTCTCGTAATAATTATTTTGTTTTTCTTGTCGCTCAATTGTTTTAGGATGATATAGTGCCCATTCTTCTTCCATAGGGATATATGCAAATTCTTTTTGTCCACTAAGTCTTTCATGCACTTTATTCACCCACTTTATTTCAGGAGATTTTCTGTAAATACGAGTTTGGTAATCAGGCCAATTCACCCATCCGTTTTCATTTACATTCCATCCCCACTTTTGGATATGTTCTTGGGTTAAGCCAGTTACTGTATTAACTCTAGGCACGACATATAGATCAACTGAAGAATTATGTTCTAGAATAGAGGGTAATTTTTCAATTAGGTTTTCATGAGGGATTTCGTCAGCATCAATCTGAAAAATATAATCACCAGTACATAGCATATTTAGATAATTTTTATGATCTGCAAAATTATTATTAAATTTGCTACTATACCACCTATAATAATGGCTTGTTACAGAATTGGCTCTTAGCCATTCTTCTACAGCTTCACTCCCCCCCTTTGAATCGTATAGAATTACGATTTCATCTTCGGTTTGTTTCCGATCTATAAGAAAATTAACCAAACGCTGTAATTCGTTTAGTTCATCTTTTACTGTTATAGCATAACTTATTTTCATAATTTATTCAGGTAATACACCAATATACGAAAGAGCTTCCATATAGTCACGTTCAGGATAATGTCTTAATGTTTCCATATCCATCTTCCATTCATAATCTTTCCCTTTGGCCTTAAATTTAGCTTTTTCTTCTTCAGGCATCGGAGTTGCTTTTACAGCCGCCCACTGCCAATTATTTTTATTAGTACCATCAGCAAATACCATACCTTGGGAAGGTATATTAACCATTGAGGGCATCCAAATAGTTCCATTTTCGTCTTCAACCATTAATTCTTTATATAATTCAGGTAAAATTTCCATTTGTTCTTTTAGAAATTCTGAATCTCGAGTCATTATAGTATTAGCTTGAAACCCACACCCCATACAATGGTATAGTTTAATTTGGTCGTTTATTTCTTGAACATATGCAGCATCACTACTACATCTACTACAAATTTGTAAATTATCTATCATATTTTAATTTTTATATTTCCAAATAAAACCCCCACAAGTTTGAGTTCTACCTTTTAAATTATTATTTATTCCTTTAATATTTAATTGTTTTTGTGCTTCAACTGTACTGTACCATTCTTTAATTAAATTTTCTTGAAGATCATATTGAAGAATAGGTTTTCCAAGTTTTGCTTTTTGTTCTTTACTCCATTTATTTCCTATATTAGGACTAATTCTACCTTTTAAAGATTTACTTTGTTTAAGTTTAGATTCTTTACTTCTTTTTTTCCCTTGATGTATTAAGCTTATTTTTTCTCTAAACCCTTGTGGTTTAGGTTTAGAATTAGCTTTACCTATCTTTTCATTTCTTTCTTTACTTCGAATCTTATTAAAAATTTCTTTTAATTCTTTAGGTGTTTTTTTAGCAAAAGGATTAATTCCTCTTTTTCTATTATCTTCTAAATTATAAAAATCTTCTCTTTCTAAAGCGTTAAAATAATTTATCCACCAAGTTTCTTTTATTTCTAGTTCTTCTATAGAGAAACAATATTCTAAAATATATTTTTTAAAATTTTTTCTTCCATATTTTTGAAGAGCTTTCAATATAAGAGTCCCACTTCCTAAATATTTGGGATTATTATGAGTATCCATCCCAATATATTTTTTACCATTCACTAAATTTTTTACTAAATATACTATCATATTTATAAATATGTGATAGGTGCAGAAATGATACTTTTAGAAATTTAATTTTGTTTATTTTAGGATTCTATTTTTTTAAGTTTTGGAAGCTCTATTTTTTTAAGTTGGGGAAGTTTTAATTGAACTTGTTTTGGAAATTCAGGTATACTACCTTCTAAAATTTGACCTATTTTTTCTTTCATTTTATCCCAACTAAACTCTGTTTTACTTTTATAAGCTTGACGTTTAGCCCCATCAGTATATTTTTTATAGTTTTCAAATACATCTTTTAAATAATGTCCTACTTGACCTAAGTCAACCGAAAACCACTGACTATCTTGAATTATCCAATCGTTAACTACACTAGGGTGAACTGGGGTTAATTTACCATTTAATAAAACAGACATTTGTGGGTCAAGAAAATCAATATGACCACTCCAATTTGTTGTTATTACTGGTTTTTTGGTTTGGGTAAATTCAAGTAATGGGCGTCCAAAACCTTCACCTTTAGTTAAATTAACCATAGCTTTTACTTTAGGGTGATTATAAATCCCATTTATTTCCTCGTCTGTAAATTCACCGTGTAATAAATAAACATTAGGTAGATCTTTAGAATTAACTGTACGTTTAATTTGTTCTATCTTATCTAAAATCAAGTTTCGATCCATATAAGAAGATCCAGCTAATATTGAAGTTTTTAGAACTAGAGCTGGTTTTTGTTTTTTATTTTTAAAGGTTTCATAAAACGCCTTAATTAATAATCCAGTATTTTTTCTATCTTCACCTAAATCGCCTTGCAACCAATGTCCTAAATACAAATAAGCAAATGATTCAGGAATAGAATTTAAAGAATCAATTAAAGTGCTCTGTGGAAGAGTATCTAATAGTTTATAAAGATTTAGATCTACGCCTTCAAATAATATTTCTACAGGTTTATTAAGTGAAATTGTTCTTACAACTTGATTTGTTTGTTGGTTTCTTTCTTCAAATTTAGCATTTAAAAATACATCTTTAGCATGTTTTGAAGATACAATATTCAAATCCATTCTATTCAATCCATCAACCCAAGTAGGGTTACAAACTGTAGTTTCAATCCCTGCTGTAATTCCTATATTAAATTTTCCTACTGATTGAAATTCATTTGGAATTGTTATTTGAGCCCAAATTTCGGGTTGGCGTGGGATTTGATTATCTTGAAGAATGTGTTTAGTTAAAAAACCCCATTCAGGATTTTTTTCTATAAAACCCCAAGGCGTTCCTCCCCACCTTTGGGGTAGTATTTTTACATCGTATTTGTCTAATTCGATTATAGCTTTTACTAGGTCGCGACTACGACTTCC